GTCAAAATTACTAGGTTTTGGGAATTCGTACCGAGTCAGATCGTCGGTATATTGTCATGGTGATTAAACGGTTGTTGACTTGTGCGCTCGGCGGATTTCTTGCGGCGTTGGCGGTTGATATGGATGCGTGGCGGCGGTCGGCGGCTGAGGGCGTCGTGCCGGCGTTTGATTGGAAGCTCGCTTTCCAAAGGTGGCTTAACGGTGCGCTTGCTGGTGCGCTGGCTGGTCTTGGCTTGAATTCTTAATCAGGAAATAACGCGAGATCAGGAAATAGCGCGAGGAAAATAGCGCGAGCGTTAAATAATAGCGCGCACGTGCTATTCCTCTCGTCTAACCTAATATGCCGAGGCCAAAACCAGAAATTAGGTGGGATTGGATTGAAGAGCAGTACGTCCGTGGTCATTTGACTAACGGCGCAATCGCTCGGCTCCATGAAGAGACATTTGGTATCTCGGTGCGTGAATCTGGCATCAGATCGCGGGCGGTGAAATGGGGCTGGCAACGCGAGGTAGCGGAAGCAGTTCGGCGGCGTACCCGTCAAAAGCTGATCCAAGGCGCAACCATCGAGCAGGTGCAGCAAGCGGCGGCGACCGAACAGCCGGAGAACAAGCGGCGCGTAGAATACGAACTGAACGAGATCGATTCTGCGGCAGACCGTGCGGCAGAGATCATCCGGCTCCATCGGTATCACGCAGAACGGCTTCACGCGGTGGCGACGTGCCTTGAACGGTACGTGGTGGCCATGCTCCCGATAGACGAGGCAGGTAATCCAACGCTAGCGTACGAGCCGGGCGAGATCAAAGACTTGGCATCAGCGGTCAGCCATGTGGCGTCGGCGCGTGATAAGGCGATACAGATCGAGCGGCGGGCGTGGTCGTTAGATGAGGAGTCGGAAGGCAAGCTAGGGTCTGATTCCGCGCTGCTATTACTTCGCAAACATCTGTATGACTCACCGAACGCTTGATCTAGCGCGGCGGTTATGGAATTGGCAGCCGCACTCAGATGGTCAACTGCGGAGCCTATTAAGCAACGCACGGATAAAGTCCATCGCTTGCGGGCGGCGGTGGGGTAAATCGGAATCCGTCTCGATTGATGTTGCTACGTACGCAATTGCTCACGCTAATACCTGCCAGTTCGTGATCGCGCCGACCGATGACCAGACCAAGATCATCATGGAAGACGTTTCGCGGCGTCTCCATGCCGTGCCGGGTCTGACAGCGCATATACGCGAGTTGCGGTCACCGTATCACTCCATCACGTTTGATGACGCCGACGGGTTGACGTTAGGTACCAGCGTTAAGGCGCGAACGGCGGGACCTACCGGGCGGGGTTTGCGTGGTAACAAGGCGCATCGCATCGTACTCGATGAGGCGGCGTTCATTGATGACAATATCGTGGATGGGGTCATAACGCCTATGCTCGCGGATTACAACGGCTCGTTGGTCAAGATTTCTACACCGTGCGGGCGCAATCACTTTTGGCGAGATTTCCAGATCGGCTTGGCGCGCAACGATGACTCGTACCAATCGTTCAGGTTTCCGACGTCCGACAACCCGTACATAGACCCTGACTTCGTGGAACAGCAGCGGTTGACCAAGCCAGACCGGATCTTTCGGCAGGAATACTTAGCTGAATTCATAGACGAGGCGGGCGGCGTGTTCTCGGGCGTTCGTGAAGCGATCCGGCCAGTCGGCGAGCCGTTGCCGCCGTTCAGTATCGGCATCGACTTAGCCAAACACGAAGACTTTACGGTAGTTTCGGTGCTAGACGCTCGGCGTCAGCAGGTGGAGATACAGCGGTTCAACCGGATGCCGTGGAATGCGCAAGTTAGCCGCATCTCAGCGATTGTCAGCCGGTACGCAAACTCGGTAATCCACGTTGACAGTACGGGCGTTGGCGATCCAGTGTTTGAGCATCTCCGGCGTATACCTAACCAGCGCTGGCACGGCTACAACTTGACCAACCAGAGCAAGGACGACCTGATTAACTCGCTAGTCGTGCAGATCGAAAGCGGCAAGTTGGGTCTGCTAGACGACGCGGTACAGACGGCCGAACTTGAGGCGTACCAGTACGAGGTAACGGCGGCGCGCAACGTCAGGATGAACGCACCGTCTGGGATGCACGACGATACGGTAATCGCGTTGGCGTTAGCGGCGTGGCCTCACCGTGACCGTTCGGGCGTATCGCTCGAAGATTGGGGGTCGTTCTTTTCCATTTCCACGAAGCAATAGGGCTCGGTGATCTCAGAAAGGAACTGGAACATGAAAGGCATTTGCAGCGTTGCGAGCGGGTTTGCGTAAAGGCAGGCTTCTTGATATGCTTGAGCGAACGTGCGATACTTGCCAACTGGGGTGCCAAGGATGGCTACCTGATCGGCGGTTCGGGTGTCGATGTGGACGGTAAACCGGTTTTTGGTCTGTTTGACGGTGATAATGGTCAAAAGCTGGTCAAATTCGGTCACGAGTGCCATGTTTTACGGACGTTCAGCCGAGAACGTTTAGACGCCTTTTGCAATAAGTTGAACGTCTGAACATTCGTGACATTGCTTGAACGGCTATTGAGAGTGTTTCGGCCAAGATCGCCGTACACGGGCGGCACGAATACGCGGACGCCGTTCTTTCCAACAAATACGCGATACGATTACGTGGGCGAGGCAGGCAAGCTTTACGAGAACTCGCCGGTTAGCGTCTGTTTGAACAAGAAGGCGGCAATGCTGTCTGATCTGACGTTGTACGTTGAGCGGTACGACTCTCGCAAGAGTGCATGGCTGCCTTACTCAGACAACCGGACGGCGTTGCTGCTTGAAGCGTTCAACAATCCTAACGACTATTACGGATTTGATGAGTTGCTATACGGGATGGTCGTGAACGATGACTGCCGGGGCCATTCGGTCTTAGTCAAGCGGCGGTCAGAAAGCAATCTGGCGGTGGTTGGTTTTTGGGTGTTGCCGTACGAATGCGTGGAACTGCGAAACGATAAAGACAACGCCGATGGCACCAAGCTGGTCACCTACGTTCGGTACTACACGCCCGGCAGTACGCATCAGGATATACCGGTTAGCGATACGATTATCATTCGCAACGGCATTGACCCAAGCGATCAGCGGTCAGGATTTAGTCCGCTGCGGGCGCAACTCCGCGAGGTCTGCACGGACAACGAGGCGAGTACGCGGATGGCGACGGTTATGCGCAACGGGCCAGACGGGTTCATTTTATCGCCGAAGAATGAGTCACAGATTGCGCCGGATCAGATCAAGATGGCTGCCGATATGGTCAACGAGTACGTACGTGACCGGGCGGGCAAGTTTATCCCGTTTCCAATCGGGCTCGACGTGTACCCGACGAGCATCAAGCCGTCTGACATGGACTTGTCGGTACTACGTTCTATTCCCACCGACCGGATCTGCGCTGCGCTCGGCGGCGATCCTATGGCGTTTGGTCTGCCTTCCACGAGCAAGACGTACAGCAACCTTGAGGAAGCGTTAGACGCGCTCGGCAACCACTGCATTATCCCGACTGCTAACCGTTGGGCTCGGCAGTGGTCACGGCAGGTATTGCCAGACTTTCGGCTCGATCCTAAGATGTTCCGTTTGGCGTGGAGCCATAACGGTGTTAGCTGGCTCGCAGACGAGAAGTACGAGCGCAACGAAGACACGCGCAAGACGTTTGTGGCTGGCATCATTGACCGGGCGCAAGCTAAGGAACAGATGGGTCTCACGCCGAGCAAAGACGACGTGGGGGTTACGTATTTTGACCTGCAAGCGCGGTCACGGGGCGCATTGCCGATATCGGAGGCAAGCACGACCAAGCGCATGATCTCGGCAAACGTTGAGCGGTTGAAGGTTGCCGGTAGGGTGCCAGCGTTATTTAAGCGGGCGACCAAGGCTAATCCGCAACAAGCGGCGCATGATGCGTTAGTTCGAAATATGGAGAATTCTTTCGCTGATGCCTTTCGCGATTACAAGAACGGCAATTTAACCAGCGACCAATTAAAGGTTAGGCTAAACCGAGCCGTTTACGACTATCACCGTGACATGTACGTACTCGGCGGTGAATCGGTCGGCGTAACGTTCAGCGACGCGCAGGTACGGCAGTTTGCACAGATCGCGGCAGACGGTCAGGGTCAGTTCCTACTAAACTTCTTGCAAGATGTCGAAGACGGCCGGTATGACGATGAAAACGGCGAGTTAAAGTTAGACGGCAGCTTGCGTACTCGGTCGGATTTATATGCGACACGTGCCAGCGCAAGCGCGAGCCAAGGGTTCATTGATGGATCTCCTAACTCGGAATTCTACTGGACGTTCGGCGATAAGGATCACTGCCCGGACTGTATCGAGTTTGAGTCATTCAGCCCGTACGATGCGAGCACGGTGTTTACGAATCCACGGCAAGGCGATTCGGTCTGTCTTGGGAATTGTGGCTGCTATTGGGTGCGTGACGACGGGCTAGAGGGGTTTAGGTTATGAGCGTTCCAGACGGCGTAAAGCGTGCTTGCCGCAAGGGTGTAGAGCAGGTAGAGGAAGGGTTAGGCGGTGACGGGCTAGAGCCAGCGACCATCAAGGAAGCGCGGGCGTTAGCACGTGGTGAAATGCCGACCGAAGGCAAGATCAGGAAGGCTAACAGATGGTGGGCAAGAAATGAGCGGTTCCTCGAAGCTGAGCCAGATACACCGGCAGACGTATCGGCAAACTTATGGGGCGGCCCGGCGGGCCGTGACTGGTTCCGCAAGCTGTACGACGATCTGGAAGCATCAAAGGAATCTAGCCTAACGTCAGAATTAAGTATGGACGCAGTACAGGCGTTATTCAAAGCGGCTGGGAGCATCACCGATAACATGATTGAGGTGGTGGCGTCTACGGTCGGCAATATGGATCGGAGCGGCGATGTTATCGCACCGGGCGCGTTCAAGTCGGCGGTACTGCGAGACTTCGTGGGGAACGGCGCTATTCTGGCGGCGCACGAGTGGGATGACGAGCCAATCGGTATGCCGTTGTCTGCAACCGTTGAAGGCGATAAGATCATTAGTCGTGCCCAGTTCCATACAACCGAGAAGGGCCAGACGTACCGGACAATCGCCAAGGAACGAATGCAAGCGGGCAAGAGCGTCAGTGTATCGGTGGGATTCATGCCGGATTACGATTCTTGCCATTGGTTCGAGAGCGGCAAGGCGTTGCTCCAGTTCGCCGAAGAGGCCGGGTATGACATGCCGTTATTTGACTCGAAGGCGATCAGCAAGGTGGGCAGTTGCCGTCTTATTCGGTCGGTCTCCGAGTTATTCGAGTGGTCAATCGTGCTGGTTGGCATGAATCCGAAAGCCAAAGCACGAGAAATTAAAGATTTCAGCGACGCGAGCATGTCGCTTGAGCAGCACTTAGAACTATCGCTTGCAGGAGTTCAAAGGGCACTTGACGTAGCGCAGTTGCGGCGACAAGATGGACGCAATCTGCCAGAGCCTAGGTTGGTCAAAATTAAGAATATCCGCGATTTAGCAGATCAGGTCTTAACCAGCATTAACGGCAATGACGAGATGGAGTTGGCACGACGTGAACAACTCAAAGCACGGGTGGACGCTACCCTCAAAGCGTTAGGTGCGTTGTAATGACACTGCAAGAGAAACTGTACCAAGCCACCGAAAAGGTGAAGGAATCGGGACTTTTCCTCAAAGAGTTGATGGAGAAGTCTAATGGTAAGCATGGCGAAATGCCTGCTGACGACCAAGTCAAGTTTGATAACGCTGAGAAGGCGTACAACGAAGCGGTAGACGCTAAGATCGCGCTTGAGAAAGAGATCGCGTTGAACGAAAGCCTTCGCAAGGCTGATGACTACCTGAACTTTAAGGTTTCGGCAAAGTCGGAAGGCGAAGTGGTCAACTTTAAAGCCGAAATCGGTAAGTATATTGCCGGTATCTCGCTGTCGGACGCAGAGCGGAAGTCTTTGACTATCGGTAGCGACCCACGAGGCGGTTACCTTGCTCCTGAGCAACTCATGAACGAAGTCATCCAGCTTGT